CACCGCAAATTTTCAGAAAATAATGGATATAGCTTCTAGTTATGGAGATCCACATCCTGAATTAACTGCAGCTCAATGGGCTCATGAATCAGGTAAAGGAACTTCTCGTATGGCCAGAGAATTGAATAATCCTTTTGGTCAAACAACAAATAATCCCAAAGATGGGGAGACTGTTCGAGGTAACGACGGTATAACTCGTATCTTTAAACGATATAATTCGACCGAGGATGCTATTAAACACCATGTAGAAAGATGGAATAAAAAATATACCAATTCTAATCAAACACCAAGACAAGCTTTAGATCAAATTCTTGCCAACAGATATACAACTGAAGCAGAAAAACCTGGATATTATGCTGCAATTAGAAGACATCTTGCAGAGAATAATATTGCTTATGATAGTTTATACACACCAAAAAGCGGGACTTCTATAGGTAATAAAAATCTTGGAACATCTGAAGCACCAAGAGGTACTATCTGGAAAGGTAAAGATAAAGACGGATTAATTACCTTTGTATCAAAAACAAATGATCCACGTAATGGTAAAGTGAAATATGAGACTTGGACTAATCAAGATTCTACACATTATCCAATAAGTGAAGAAGATGCTAAGATGCAGATTCAAACACGTGGTCTGAAATCTAATAACGCAGCACCACAAAAACCAACTCTTCAAAAAGATGCTCAAAGATCTTCAGGGTATACTATAACTGGGGCATATGGTACTGATAGAGGTGACCATATACACGGTGGTGTAGATATTAAAGCTTCCATAGGAACTCCAATATACAGTGTTATGGATGGTACGATATCTAGATCATATTATTCTTCTACATATGGTAATGTAATTTACATAGATCATGGAAATGGGATACAAACCAGATATGCACATTTGTCTCAACTTATAGGATCTGCCTGGCAAAAAGTATCTGGAGGACAATTAATTGGCAAATCTGGAAATACCGGTCAGTCTGAAGGACCTCATTTACACTTTGAAGTAAGAAAAAATGGGCAACATATAAATCCTAAAGGATATGGAGATCCACTTAGTGGAACACCTGGTCAAGCAACTGCACAACAAGCGCAACCTAAATCTCAAGGATTACCAAATGCATCTACACAGGTTGCCATCCAGAAAGCCAAACAAAAGAAAATGGCTCCTACAATCATAGCAAAGAATAACATAATCAGACAACAGGTCAAAGCACCTACAGTACTTTCACAGGCTTCTGGTAAAACAAACCACGTAAGAAAGCCTATGGAATATTTTGCTTACCTAGTAGGCTAATAAAAAGGGGAGCCGAAGCTCCCCTAGTTACTTAGTCTTCATCATCTACCAGACCTCGGAAGAATGCAAGATCTTCGTCGTCATCGTCGGATGACATTGCCGCTTCGGCAATTCTTGGTGCAGCCGCAGCCTTAGGTTCCCAAGCAGGTGCTTCCTCAACTGGAGCATTACGTGGCTTGGAAGAAAGTGTGGATTCTCTACCAAGAGCCTTGTCGAGACGAGCCTTGAGTTCATCATAGGTTTTGAAGTTCTTACGATCTAGAAGAGCTTGAAGGGAATGTTCCTTCTTGTAGATTGCCTCTAGTTCATCATCATCCTCGCTAAGTGGACCAGCCGAATCAAATTCAGACTTGTCATAGTTTGGATAACCTTCGAGCTTACGGATCTTGAGCTTGAAATTAGCACCTGACCAGAAGTCGAATGGATTAGCTGGAGCCTCATCTTCAAACTGAGGATTCATTAGATCGTTGAGCTCGTCAAAGATCTTCTTACCATACTTGAAGAGGAAAACCTTACCTTCGTTTTCTGGATTGGCAGGGTCCTTAACGATATAGACATTGGAGTAGTAAGAGAGACGGCGCTTCTGCTTACGTGCAATTTCCTTATCGGAATCAAGACCTGAATTCCAGAGCTGTGAGTTTAGTTCACCTACTGGATCGTTCTCACCAAATGTAGTGAGTGACTTCTCAATGTACCAACCGCCGGTACCCTGGAACCCGTGATCCCAGATACGAACGAATGGAACATCCTCATTTGCTGGTGCTGGTAGGAAACGAATAACTGCATAACCGTTACCTGCCTTATCGGTAGCAGGCTTCCAGAGATTTGTAATCTCGCCACGGTCTTGGTTATTGGAGTTGAGCTTATTTAGCTCCTTGTTGAGCTTTTCAAAGTTAGAGCTCGAATTACGCTTTAGATCTGCAAATGACATAGTATTTCCTTTATATTACGATGTATAGTTAGTGTACGAATTATTCCACATTGTCATAACGACATACTATATATACAAGATTTCATAGATCAAATGTAGAATTTAGAATCTTTTTACATTTTTCAAAGTCAAACTCTACAAATGGTTTATACTTCTCAAGCTTGGTACACAGTTCGGGCCAGAGAATTGTGTCGGTTATTTCTCTATTCCAATATGGAAAGAAGTTGACTAGGTTGTTAAGAATAACCATAGTCTCAATACTGACAATCCCTTGTCGGTATAGTTTAAGTAAGTATGGGTGCTGCCCATCTTTTACAATAAGATTAGTCTGGAAGTCTGGATCCAGTTTGTTTAGATCTTGCTGGAAGTTATATGATAATGACTGCTGTCTTTTGACCCAATCATTATATGTATTGTCAGCTGTTTCATCTAGTAGATCACCAAGCCACTTTACATCACGATTAATAAAATTTGCTACCAGATATCGTTCTGGGTCTTTATGTTTGGACAATTTGTGAAATAGATACTTATCTTTACGAGTATCAAATGAACTCTGTCCTACATTTACCTTTCCTTGATACTTAAAGTAATCGTAGCCTTTCTGGTTGAAGTGATTCTTTAATGCTAGGTAAGTTCGATAGGCTTCAAAAGGTTGCATTAAAATCTATCACAATCCTTGGAGAATTGCTCATATGTATATTCATTCATAAATGAAAGTCCATCTTCTTGAATATCTATATCGTTAGCCAATTGTCTTAGTAATTGAGCATATTCTCGCCTGGCTTCAGGTTTCATATCTTTAAGTTCAAATGTAGTTTGTCTAAAATTAAAATAACCAGTATTTCTAGTTTTATAGACTAGAAGAACCGCTCTATCAACTTCATCTTTTCTCATTACTTCACCATATTAAGAATTGTACCTAAAGCAAAACAGAAACTACCTAGAAGGTAGAGCCAATTACTCATCAATCCATTCGCCGTTTTCATCGGTATAACCTAATTCGTGTAGAAGATCAAGACCATCTACATCATCACCTTCGATTGTACGATATAGAGCATAAGCAAGTTTATCTGCTCTTTCCGCGTGTTGACTTACATGAGCTAGAACAGTATCTAGCATACTGAAATATGGATCCTTACTCATCAGAACTGCAACTTTGCACGCTTGGGTAAGAAGTTTAATGATTCTGCATCTGACTGCAGCCGCGCTTTAATCCTAGCGTTTGATTTAATCATGGCGGCTGCAGTCTCAATTTCGAGATTATTCTTTTCACAATAGTAGACGATTGCATCAATCGTATCAATCTTGAACTGCTTGACAATCTTGTCAAGTTCTGAAACAAACTTTTCAGCTGTCAGTCCATTATTTACTACCAAATCATTATCAGACATAAAGTTATCCTCGATAAAATGTGTGTTTTCCAATTGATGCTGTAGCATATAATTTAGACGATCTAGGTCTATCAGTGCGAGCATGGAAAAAGAGTGCGCCTCGTGTAATGTCTACATTATAGACATAGACTTGTCTTGCAAGCTGCATAGCGCGATTATATAAAGGCAATTCTCTAATCTGATTTCTTGAACATACCCAAGAGAATTGGCAGGACTTACGTGTTCTTTGTTTAATCACAGCACATGGTGTGTTAGGAAATCTACCGGATCTTGTTCGGTTCATCACTACGTTTCCTACGGCGATCATTCCCTTATCAGATTCACCACGAGCTTCATGATACATTGTTTGTGCTAGACAAACCACTTGTGGATTAGTTTCTGCATGAGCATAACTAATCGTAAAGATTGCAACAAACAGAGTTGCTATAAGTTTAATTGTTCTTAACATATACTTTCTCATCGTTCTAATGACTAGACGACTTAATCGCTATATGAGAAGACTACGTACTCAAAAATGTATCTTCTATATCCATTCCCCTCTTACCTAGGAATGCTGGTCATTAGTGTTTTCGTCGGTGGAATTATCGCGCACCTAAGATACGAGGTAATTCCGCTTTCTATAGCCACATAAGGACTTGAAGCTTTGTAAGAG